ATCCTTAGGTTTGCCAATTGGAGGGAAGGGGAGTGGGCTCTTGATAAGCCGTCCCTGCTCTGTGTAGTACAGCACATCGGCTAGACCTGATCGTCCAGTCCTGCGGATGGGCTTGAGGACACGCGCTTGGGTCACCCGCCATGAGTCCCCCGAAGCTTGGTTGTTGCGTTCCCACCCAATAACCCCAGTGGCGAAGTTGGCCATGCCCCCTGAGCTTCTCATCTCATTGAGGGACGTGGGGGCTCCTTCCTCGTGGGGCACACCCATGGTGCGCTTGAGGTGGTGCGCTACGATGATGTGGATGCCTAGCTCTTTGGCTAGCTTTGCGAACTCCTTGGCGACATAGTCAAGCACTCGGCGCTCATCATCACTCATGGACAGGCCCGCAGCAATGAAGCTGATGGGGTCTAGGATGACAAACTTGCAGTCGAGCGCCTTGGCGCAGTACCGGACGTAGCCTAGGATCGCTTCCATCTGCCATTCGGCGGTCTGGGGATCGAATAGGTATACGTTGCCAGCACCGAAAGCCTCGGCATGGAGTTTGCGCATGCGGTCGTCATAGGACTTGACGCCTGCCGTATCCCCGGGGTCTGGCACCGGGACAAGCTGTAGGCGTTCATTCGCATGGATGGACATGATGCCGAACTTGGCGTCACGTATGGTGTCCTCGAAGCTGAGGACTGCGATGGGGACCTTCTGGATAACCGCTAGGTCATACTCGATCTCACGTAGAGCTGACGACTTGCCAACCCCAGTGCCTGCCACATGATAGGTGACCTCACCCTCATACATCCCCCCGGTCATCTCTTGGAGCTTCTCCATCACTGGAGGGTAGGACCAGAAGGGCTCCTTGTCCTTGGGGGCTGTCACATCGGAGTCACTGTCCGCTGCGTTGACGATGCCTCGGGGCTTCCACTTGGTGGCCGCATAGACGGTGGCCTTGATGTCACCCGGCAGGTTGTCTTGCAGCAGATCGGAGGCATCCTTGTAGCCCTCAGGGGCCTTGGCGATACGCACCTTGCCAACCCTGAAGAGATTGGCGCATTCCTCCATGGCCGCCAAGCCATCCTCATCGTTGTCCAGCCACAGCACAATGTCCTCGAAGCGGTCTACCCAGAGGTAGTTCTCCTTGAGGCTCTTGGCTGCGTGCTTGGCCCCAGAGGTGATGGATACAACGGCCACCTTCCAGTCCAGCGCTTGGGCAACTGAGAGGGCGTCGAGTTCCCCCTCGGTGATGATGAGCTGCCGATCATACTTGTCCCCGAAGACATTCTGCATGAAGAGCTGGCACTTGCCTAACTCCGGGGCATCATCAATGGAGACCACGGAGAACTCTTTCCCCGGAAGGCGGACCTTCTGGTGGACCAAGTTGCCCTTCTTATCGTAGTAGGGGTAGCCCTGAACCTTCTGCCCAGAGTATCCCGCCTCGCCAACCCCAGCCCGTGCCAACGTGTTGGCTGTAAGCTTCCTCTTGGGAAACCCTATGTCCGGGATGGTGAGCTTCAGGAGGGTGTTGGTGCTACCCATAGGCTTGGCCCCGGAGGATGGCTTGCTTGAGGGCTTCGAGATGCCATCCAGCTCCATGTGGCCACGGTGTCCGCAGCCCCCGGAGAAGCAATAGGTATGCCCATCCGAGTATAGAGACTTGTTGTCCTTGCCACACTCTTCGCATGTCAGGCCTTTCTTGATGAGGGTAGAGCCCTCATGGTTTTCCATCATCGACTATCCTAAATCGTCTCAGCTCGAAGCGAGGTAGCAGCTTGTCAACCTCTTCGACTGTCCTGTGGGCAAACCCTTCGGTAGACGTTGGGGCATGCCTAAGGTAGTTCTTCAGCTTGTAGAGGGCCATGAGTTGACCATCAGAGAGGGTGGTCATAACCCTCCCCGACTTGAGGGAGACATAGGCGTAGAGCGTGGTGTCATGCTTCACGGTTAGCACTCCGGTGGCTTTGAGGCCCTCGTTGAGGTCCCTAGCGCGCTGTTTTCGGGCCAACGAATTGTACTAGGCGGTAGGTCACCAAGATGTAGTCAGAAAGCCCCTTACGGGCTTCATCGCGGAGAGCCTTGAAGTGGGCTTTGCGGGCCTGCTCTTGGGCTGCCCACGTTGACATCTTGGCAGAGTAGTCCGTCTCAAACTTCCACTTGGGGTCCGCGTACAGGGGCCTCTCAAGCTTGTCCACTAGGTACTTGGTGGCAGGCGCTTGGCCGTCATAGAGGGGAGTTACGAGCTTCCCCTCCTTGTCCTTGTAGGCGTAAAAGGTTTGCTTCTCAGAGTAGGTGGGCATCTCAGAGGTCCCGGCCATTGGTCCATAAGGTACGCACCTTGCCAAACCTCAGAGCCCCCGCTGGGGTGTATCCGAAGAATGTCGTGGTGGCTTCCTTGGGTCTCCATCCGGCCTGCCAGTCTGCCCAGTACTTCGCGCACTCCGCATAGGAGCCCACGATGTCAGCCTCACAGACCATGAAGCCATCCTCAAGGTTAGACCCCGAGTTGACTTGAAGCTCTGCCTTGCGGGCCTTGCCGGCCCAGTTGCCAGTCCCCTCAAGGAGACGGACTACGCGGAACTCCTCTTCCATCCACTCCTTGCGCTTGAGGAGAGACTTGGAGCGCTTGCCTGCGTGGTAGGGCTCGAAGGGGAGGCGGACCATCTGCCCCTCATACCCTTGGGACAAGAAGGTCTCATACTGGGCATTGAGGGAGAGCTGCGAGCCGATGGCCAAGGTGGTCACCAGTTTGATAACCGTGGAGTCCTTGGCGGGGAGGTTCTGCCTTAGCCAGTCAATGCGGCCCACAAAGGCTGTGTCCGTAAGGCCAGCCCCAAAGACATCGTAGACGTGGTACTGGATGGAACCCTTCAGCTCCTCATGGCCCCCACGAACGGCGGAGACGATGGTGTTGAACTCGGAGCGGAGCTGGTGGTTATACAGCTCGCCGTCGAGGATGACATCAGGGTTGGACTTGAGGGTGAGATAAAGCTCCCGCTCGATCTCCGTGAAGCCAACGTGCTGGCGGCCTTGACGGGACCACAAGGTCACCTTCTTGGCTTCGCTGTCCCACCGAGCTAGGCACCGAATACCATCGAGCTTCGGCTGGGTGTAGCACGTGATGAGACCATCTCGCTCCCACTTGAACTTCTCGGGCTCGTACTTGGCGGCCAGCATGGGGAACGCAATGTCCTTGGCTTCGAGGGCCTCGATAGACTTGGCGTACTTGCGGGTGAGCTTGTGGTCGTAGAGGGCCTTGACCTCCTTTACCATCTGGGACACAGGGGTGGACTCATTGGACTTCCCGATGTTCTTGCCTTGGACGTAGGTCCAGCCAGATGTTACCAGCAAGCCACCCACCAAGCCTGCCACAGTGCGGTATCCATTGGAGGAGGTCTCGACATACCAGACTCGGAGGTTGCCCTTGGAGTCCCTGTGGTATAGCCGGGAGTGGACCTCAATTGCAGCAGAGACGCTCATACGTTGCTCCCAATGAAGGCCACGACGATGACCACGATGGCAGCCCAGATGAAAGCCATCACCATGAAGGCAGCCAGCAGGAGGGCCGGAATGAATACCCACCAGAAGGGGGTCATCCCAAGGAGGAACGTGATGGTCAACGCGAGGGTGCTGAAGAAGATGAGGAAGGGCATTAGGGTTTCTCCCTTAGAGGGTAGAAGCCCATGTAGCCGAGCTTCTTGGATTGATACGGTATGGGGTTTCCATCTTTGTCTAGGAGCTTGGAGTTCTTCTTCTCCTTCAACTCATAGACTGTCTCTGTGGAGTTCAGCCCAAGGTCTTCATCATAGTGTGGGTGCCATGAGGACACGTCTTAGCTCCCCCATGTCTAACGCCGGGCAGGCCTGAGGGTTGACGAAACGGTGGTGCCCCAGCTCTGAGTGGCCCATGAGGGGCAGCTTCCCATAGAGGGGCTGGAGGTTGTACGCTAGGGTGGCCTTGAGGGCTACCATCTGGTCCTCGGTGGGCTCCGCAGAGTTCCCCTCCAAGCAGACCCCAACGCTCCTGTGGTTGAAGCCCCGACAGTGGGAGCCCTGAGCATCCGTTGGGCGAGGCATGATGACCAGGCCCTTGGAGGTGATGACGAAGTGGTAACCCACACAGAGGAGGCCCTTGCGTCTGGCTTCGAGGGTCAGCCAGTTGCCCACATTGGCGATGGAGCCATGGGGTGTGTGGGTGTCATGGAGCACGATGAGGTCAGTCTTGGGGCGGGGCTTGAACGTGATCACGTCTAGAGGAACCACAAGGCTAGGGTGGCTATACCTGCCCCACCAACTCCGAGGTAGAACAGGGAGCGACTATGGGGCTTAGGGGGAACCAAGTCGTTGTCCTTGGCGCGGTCCTTCAGGACTACCACCGGCTTGGCAGCTACTTGAGCTTGGCTATCGCCTCGCACTTCTCGTAGTGCTTCTCCAAGTCCACCACCCATGCCCCGCTGCTGGGGTCCTTGCGGCCAACTTGCTCCAAGGCTGTCACCACTTGGGGTGTCGGAGGGGCGAACGCTGGGCACTGGTACTGGACCACTGATTGGCAACCGCTGAGGCCGCCCACGAGGCACAACAGGACGAACCCGGTGCTCAGCAGCATGATTAACCAGTAGGCTAGGCCCACCCAGTCGATAGTCCGAAGGGCGGCTGATAGCTTCCAATAGATGCCTCGAAGCTTGTTCACTTCTGGGTACTCCGGTTGCGCAGCTTGTCAACAGCAGCCCCGAAGTCAATAGGCTTGCTGTCAACCTTGTCGATAGCCTCACGGGCCTTCTCCTGTTGGTGGGTGATCTGGGCTTGGGCTTCCTGCTTGCCCCACGAGCGGCCCTTGAGGACAGCAGCCCCGATGGCGAGCACTAGGGCTCCTGCAACTGCGAGCCAGCCATAGAGCTTGGCTTGGAGTGTAGCGAACATTAGGTTAAGCCTCCTTGGGCTAGGCCGCTGAGGCACTGGGCCATCTCGCGGGCTCTGCGTTTCTTCAGGCCATCCACCACGCGGAGGGTGCCCTTGACGCGGGCCTTGTCCCAGAGCATGTAGCTCTCACAGGCCTTGCGGTAATCTCCACGGCGGAAGTTGCCCCCGATGCTGCCCCCGATGACACCATTGACGCCCACGTTGTAGGCAATCCGTAGGGTGGCAATCTGGGTATCCTTCGGGAGGTTCTCGAACCCATTGATGCCAGACACGAGGGGGTCATAGTAGTTGACCCTAACGTCGTGGATCATGTCAACCGTGCAGTCAGCCTTCGAGGTGGCGACTCCGGGGCGAACCTTGGGGCCCGTCCTGCCGAAGCAATCGGTCCAGACCCCGGCGATGTCCTTGTAGGGCAGGGACCTGTAGCCCTCGTCCTGCTGGAGGTAGGGGATTGATCCTCCCACCACTAAGGATGCCGCTACGGCTACCCCGATGATAGACTTATGGACTTTCCTCATCTCTCGGTGCTCTTGAGGATGATCCATACTGCCCCGAAGTAGACGATGAGCAGCATGGGGACGATGATGAATAGGGCTGCCATTCAGGTCTCCTGTGGCAATGACTTCTGTGGCATCAGGCGCACATAGGCTGCCATGACGGTGACCACGAAGGCCCCCGCTTTGACATACCAAGGGCTCGTGAAGTCAATGAAGTAGGGCATGAGCTGATCGGCAGCTTGCAAGCCAAGCGAGATGTAGAGAGCCCACATGGACCATGCCTTGAGGGCGATGTCCTTGTAGTTCTCCTTCAGCGGCGGGAGCATAGTGATAGCCCTCCAAGGCACGCCAAGATGATGATCCCTGAAGCCGCCATGACGATGATGGGTAGGTATTGCAGGGTGTTGGGGTCACTTAGCAAGCTATTTAGCACGGGGCGCTACGCCTCCCTGCCAGATGAACCAGATGGTAACCATGGGGAGGATGTTGACGCACAGGCGCTTGTTGTAGCTGGCCCAGTGTGCTCCGATCCAGAAGGAACCCTTGCGGAATAGGAACCCGTAGTCAACCGGGAATAGCTGGTTAGCCCAGCGGTAAGACTTGAGGTGCATTGAACGGCCCCTTTCGGATGACCTCCAGAGGGTGGACCTGAGGCCCGGGCTCGGTGAGCCAGCTTGGAGGGATTAGCTTATCGGAAAACAGAATGCCGTGCTTGGTGCACCACATGGCCATGGTGGTCTTGCTCCCGGGATTAATGGGGGCTTTAGACCGGGTGAAGACGAAGCGTATATCCAACTCGGGATACTGCGCTCGGAGCAGCAGATGCTTGGCCCTATCGGAGGCGTCGAAGATGCCCTTGCCCTCGATCACGATCCCGTTGTCCAACACGAAGTCAGGCGTGTAGTTATGGCTGGAGGCGGGCATGATGTAGGGCACCTTGAAGGTCTCGAAGCGGACCTCGTGGCCCGCCTCTTTGATCTGTGCGCCAATCTTCTCCTCAAGGCCAGACCTGTAGCCATACTTGATGCCACGGGAGGCCCGGCTCTTGGCCCACTGGGGGACTGCTCTTGCACCAGCCATCAAGCAGCACCCACAGCAGCCATGTAGTTTGCCAAGATGGTGTACAAGGCGGCCTGCTTGTCAGCACTGAGGGACCTCCCAATGAACACAGCGGCGAACTGGTAGGTGTTGAAGGTCACGGCCCATCCATCGGTGAAGTCTGCGTTGAGGACTGGCGAAGAGGCACCAACCCCAGAGCCAACCAACAGACCACTCTTGAAGCCTTGCGTAGAGGAGGGCCCCGAGCGGTTGATGGAGACCAGACCTCTAGCATCCGTCATGCCTGTGGCGTAGGTGGTGTTGGTGGCCTCGTTGATACGGCCCACCACTTGGTCGCTGGCGTTGCGGACGTTGAGCGTTGTCCCGGTGACATTGAACTGACCTTGAGGTGAGCTTGATGTCTGGTTCGTGAGGTTCCAGAGGCCATAGGAGGCGCTGTCCTGCGTGAACTTTGGGGATACCGCTGTGGCCGGATTGAAGCCCGTATCCACGTAGGAGTTGGAGCCATCTCCCACGAAGCCCCTGTCCGCTGTAAACGCAGGGGAGGCTATGGGGGAGGCGTTGTACTGGTTCGCCACCCAGTTCAAGCAGGCGCTCTGAGCATCCTCTGCGGCCCTGATCTGGAGAACATCAAGGTCACCAAAGAGTCCTGTGGTGAGCAGCGCGTTGAAGGTGCTGATGATGAGGGCGCGCCTAGCTGGGCTCGCAGGAACTACCTGCCTAGCCAGAAAGGCAAGAGCCTGTGGTGACTCAGCGATTTGCCACGGGGAGCCCTTAAGGCCCGCCCCTGCTGGTGTGTTCCCCAAGGACCCCAAAGGGCCATTCCATGAGGCCATTCTCTTAGCCCTCCTTGGGCTTGCGCTTGGCCCTCGTCCTCACTGGGGATGGCGACGTGGCCACCTCGTCAAGGCGCTCAAGGATACCCTCAAGCACAGCCACGATGGGGGCCATGGAGACCCCACCTCCGGGTTGTGGTGCTAGGATCAACATCTCAGCGGTACTCCGTGAGGTAGGCCGAGCCGTTGGCTGATGCCCACTTGCCCCACACTGCTCCGCACCAGTCTCCCGGTACCTCGAAGTAACCCCCAGCGGCAATGTCCACGGTCTTCATGCCAGCCGTGAGGGCAGCAGGAGCGGTGGTGTCGTCATCGGAGCACACAATGGTGAGGATGGCCGAGGAGGAGTTGAGCACCGAGCCCCCCGTGCGCGTTGGGTCAGCCCCGAAGAGCTTGGTGTTGGTCGTGGCGCTGGCCACGGAGGTCAGCCGTGTGTTGAACGACTGCCGGGAAAGCGTACGTGTGGACATGTCGTCCTCCTATAGGTGCACTACTGGGGCTCAGTAGTCGGCATTGTCTTCATCGGTGGAAGGGGCATCATCCCCAGAGTGGGTGCCCACGGAGCTGCCCTTGAAGCCACCCCCATCGACCTTCCCGAAGCCACCACCGGAGTGACCTTCAGCCAACTCCTTGATCTGCACCATGGAGAAGTCCATGCGGACGCCGACCTGCTGGTTGGTCTTCAGGACGATGGCGCGGAAGCCATAGCGGACCCGGATGGTGGACCCATGAGTCACCAGATTGCGGACCTCGTTGCCATCAGCGTCATAGATGCCGATGTGGATTTCCTTCTTGCCGTCCGAGGTGCGGATGATGGAGTTCTGCTTGAAGGAGAACAGGGTGCGGCCCGTGGGGTTGCCCTCCTTGTCTTCCTCATCCTCGTAGGGGACGTAGGTGCCCCACTTCTTCTTGGCCCCAGCGGAGAGCTTGGAGCCCTCGCCGTTCTCCATGTAGTCGTTGAAGGCGTCCTGCGTGGCCTTGTCGATCTTGGCCTTGAAGGCTTCCGCCTCGTCACCTTCGAGGGCGAGGTCAACATGGAACGGAGGGACCTCCTTGTTGAACTTGTCGTCTGCCTTGTTGACGTGGGGATGGATACCCTCACCAAAGGGGCTGTCCGTGTAGGTAGTCTTTGCCATAGGGTTCTCTCCTTGATCTGGCGGTTGGTCTCGACAACTCATTGATGGCCTCCAAGGGGACCGGGAGTTTAGCCCGTCTGCCTCGCGGAGGACATCGTCAACTGTCAAGGTGTGGTCTCAGGGCTCAGCTCGAAGCTGGCCTTGCTGGGCTAAGCATTGTGCTTGCCCTATCATCCGGCTCAAGGCCGGTAGGCTGTGGGTCTTCCCCATATGTACCGACGTCTAGTTGGCTATCTCATGCCCTCAGGTAGCCACCCTCTCCTGCTATTTGACATTGTGTAACCTCGCTGTCTAGGGCGATATTGGATCATCGTCTTTCAAGGTGCTTGCTGGTCTAAAGCTCCCAGCGGCTTCCTAATTACTGGCGAACCAGAAGATGAATCTCTGCCAGAGCCCTTGAGGTTCCTCATGGTAGGTGCCACCAGAACACTTACCGTACACTCCACGGTTCTCATAGGGGTTGCTTGGAGTGTCCCCATGCACCGGGTCCCACTTCCGTAGGGCTGGATGGTCACAGATGGCTCCCCAAGGCGCGGAGTAGTGCTTACAGGTGGCACAGGGCTTACCCATAGGGTATCTCCAGCTCAATGGTTGTCGCTTGGCCATCATAGAGGCCATAGTCGTCGGTGTACTGGTAGAGCGTGCCCCGGTAGCCTTCCTTGGTGGTGACCTTGCGCGGTGGCTCAGGGGATGGGCATGGTGGGTGTGGCTTCTCGTCACCTATGAGCCAGTTGACCCAGAGGACAAACAGGTAGGTAACCCAGAAGGCCAGCCCAGCGTGGGCCATGAACCATGAGGTGCTCATTGGCATGCTCCTACTGTTTGGGCCAGAAGGTAGCCAATGCTTATGCAGGCTGCCACTAGGATGGCTAGGTGCGCAAGGAGTAGGACATCCCTAGTAGACACTGGTGTCCCTCCCTTGGAGCCGAACCCCTGCGTAGTCCCGGAGCGCCTCAAGGTCCGCGTTGGCCACAGGGTCATCCTTGGCGGTGCGCGCCATGAGCACGTTGTTGGCCATGGAGATGACCTCGTGAGGGTTGAGGCCCATGTGTCTGCTCAGGGCCAAGGACAAGAGGGCAGCCCCTAGGACCTGTTCCTCAGGGGTCTTGTCTTGGAGCTGAAATAGAGCGAGGTGGGCGGCGCTTGCGACTCTTCCTCTTGGGAGCATCGACATGCGGGTCATCTCGAAGCCCGCTCCCAGCTCCACCCCTTGGCTGCTGTGGGTTATCTGGTCGGGGGCTTGGGGTCTTGCCCCTGTGTGAATGTTTGCCACGTTGGTTTCCCTCCTTGGTGGTCTTCATGGGTGCTAGTTGCCTAGCTGGCAGGCCAAGAGCTGCACTGAGCTGCTTGCCGGTGAACTCTTTCTGCTGCCTCGTGGCCTGCCTTAGGTCCAGCTCGAAGCCAGACTCGGGGATAGTCAAGAGGTGGACGCCTGCACCCATCTTGATGGTGATGTGGTTGGGCTCGATGCTCTTACTCATGGGGTCCGCCTCTCGGTAGCTTTAGGGGCCAAGGCGGCCCCATTGGGTTAATCACAAATAGTTGATGGGGCTAATGGAACAAACAGAAGGACCGGAAAGTTTCCCTTCCGGCCCAGTGTGTCATCAATCAGGAAGCTTGGAGTTTTCCTGTGCTATGAGTGGCTGATATTAATCCGTAGAATTTCATTCCGCCAAACGCAGCAATCACATAAAGAAATACTCACTGTCGAGAACCCCGCGTATGTCCAGAGTTCCCATCTCCAAGCGCCCAGCCTTGCGGTCTATGGCGTCTCTCGCCTTCTCCCTAGCTTCCAGTGGGTCACACTCGAAGCGCTCCACATAGGCAGCCTCCAAGACATCCACGCAGCTCTCCCGGAACATGCCTAGGAGGTCGTGCTCATGGACATGCACAAAGGCCTTGCGGGTCTCCTGTGCGAGTATCCGCATGTTGGCCGCATGGGTGCCGTAGGAGTCATGCACCGAGGCGAAGGACGTGAGGCCCAGCTCGGAGCACCCCACGATGGTTTCCATCAAGCAACACCCATCGATGCTGTGAGTGAAGTTCGGAGGGATGCCTTGGAGCTGTTCCTTGACGGAGAGCTTCGAGGTCCTCTCTTGCATCGTGAGCTTGACCTCTGTGCTGTCGAGGAAGAGCTGCACTCGCTTCGCCTTGGGCTCCCCATAAAAGTGCCGTACGATGAAGCCCGATGGTGTCTCCCAGTAGACCGGCTGGTCCTGCTCGGCTGCCACTGAGGCCACGTCCTGAAGCCACTTCATGACCTGCATGGCCCCCCTTACACGAATGCCCACCTCGTTCCACATCTTGCGGGCCATATAGCCAATGTGGGTGAACAGTTCTTGCATCTCCTCCTTGGTGGAGTGCTCATTGCGGAACAGCTCCATGTGGTTCTTGGTGAGCCACTCCAAGGTGTACTTGAAGAAGGCATCACGGGAGCCACCATAAGGAAGCACCATGACTTGCCTCTTGGTGAGGGACCGGGAGAAGTCGTAGGAGCAGAGGTCCAGCCAGAAGGCAGCGCTCAGGTCCCCCGCCTTCATGTCCGTGATGACTACCTCGAAGAGGGCATCAGCGA